TAACTTGTAATAGTTTTTTCATAAGGATATTATAGCATAAAAAAAGACCCCTGCAATGCAGAGGTCTGATCCATCTCGAACTAAAGATATTTAGTTAGAAAGCATATCTAAGACCTGCTTTTCCTGCCCAATCAACGTCGTCATTGTTTGAAGCACCATAGACTTCACCGTATACAGATGTTTTCTCTGTTAGTGACTTACCACCACCTAAGTATCCAGCGATTTCTACATCACCGAACTCATCAGCAGTTTCTGTGTGCTGAACTGTAGGACCTACAGATGCGTACCAGTTGATTCCGTTAGGAGTTGTTCCCTCGTATCCAACTTGGAGTTCGATATTTCCAGATGTGTATGTACCATCAGGGTATGAACCATTTGCTTCGACATTCACGTATGGACCAGCAAAGGCTGCACCAGCGAATAGGAATGGAGATGCTGCTGCTGCAGCGATTGTTGATTTTGTAAACATTTTTTTATAAGTATCTCGCAGACAAAAAAACCTGCGGATGGAAAATCTTTCGACATAAAGATTTTTACATTCTACGCAGGGGACGATCTTTCGGGCCTTCGTTCTATGTAATGATATTTATTATAGCATGATCCCGTGAGGTTGTCAAATGTCAGTTATTGCCAATATTCATCTAAGACATCAAATACCTTATTAAGGTACTCATTTGCACCATTACATTCCCATTCTCCCTTCTCGCCTATCTCGCATTTGTAGTGTAACTCTCTTTTCAGTTGCATGAGTTTATTAGTCATAGCAACCTTGTCTAGTCTACCGTTCATAAAAATAAAACACTCTGTACATATTTAAGCACAGAGTGTCTGATAAGTTATTATTATGTTTGAGAACTATAACATTACTATTCTTCCATCATGTATGACATCATTGTGATCCAACACAGAGTCACCATTGCGGTTCCTCCTAATATCATGCCGACCATTTGAAATATATGCAAATAACTAATCATCTTACATACCTTGCCAAAAATTGTCTGTTACAGGTTGCATGTTCTTTGTAAAAAAGTATAGTCCTACATTACATAGAAACCAATTAACATTTACAATCCATGTCTGTCTCCAAAGATATCTTCTATTTGTTTGTACAATAAAGATATTTCTTTGGTTGTCTGTTTGTTTCACGAACTGTTCCAAACCTAATGCAACTACAAATCCTATTGCATATATGTAGAAGACAAAGTTTAAGAAACTTGATGCTGTTAATAATAAAGGAATCATCCTACTTCTTGTAATTTTTGTACTGCTGTTTGTTTTTGCATGGCAGGAACATCTTTAAGTCCTTCTGCATTGTACCACGGAGCAGTTTCCCAGTCAAATCCTTCTCCGAAAGTATTATCTGCCTCTGCAACATACCAATGACATGCTGCATCTGGTACATCTACTGCACACTTCTCCCAGTCATCAGACCACTGAGGAACTTGAACCCAAATGACAGGTTCTTTATCCATTGCATATGCTGTAGTGCTGACTCCAAATAGTAATCCAAACACTAACAACCAAGAAAATATTCTGGGAATATATCTGATTGACATTGGATG